GGATCAGTCTTTAATGGGATCTATTTGTAAATTTAATAACATAGCGAATCCATTTGCGATAGGATCTGGCCAATTCTTATATTTACCTAAGGTATCAACATTTGAGAATGCATTTGATGTAAAAAAGAAGCTAGAAAAAGGCGGGAATACAAACTCTAGTCCTTCGGATGCATTTAGAAAAAGTCAGGAACAAAAGATAGTAAAGGCAAGTGAGGGAAGAAAAAAGTTTGTGGAATCTAAGGTAAAAAAACAGCCAGCACAGATACTACCGCCGAACATGTCACAAGCCGGTGAAAGACCAACGGTAAGAAAGAATGGAATTATAGTATTTGGACCAGATGCGGGTGGCGGTGGAGTTAATGGGGTTAATAATTCTAATAGTAATCAGCAATAAATTTTTAAATGGCTACGATATCTAAAGACCAAATTCAAATAGCAACAGTAGCTAGTAACTCCATTAAGCTAGATCAAATAGGGGACCTAGCTAAAACCACAGAGGGACAGGGTGAGTTAGCGAAGGATTTAGCAGCGGACAATAGCGACGCTACCCTGGGAAGTAAGACACCACTTGTCGTTATTAATGGATATTACGTTACCAAGTATCTTCAGTATTTTAACTTAGATATGAATGGGTTTATGCCCGTTATTAGACTCAGCTTTACTGCTATGGAAACATCATTCCTTTCAGTCAGCTACCCTAAAGATGGCGACATAGTATCCGTTTATATTAGATCTCTGGAGGACGTCTATAAGCCTATCAGGATGGATTTTAATATACTTACGGTAGATGCAGAATTGACTTCCAAATTAGCAGATAAAGGAATCGATTCGGATGGACTAGGTCGGAATCTGAAGTTTAATATTCTTGCAGAATGCAGGGTTCCTGGCATTTATACAAACAGAAGTAAATCTTTTAGAGCTTCGACATCTTATGATGCTCTTTTTCAGGTTGCTCAGGATTTAGATCTCGGATTTTCTACCAATGATTCAAATCTAAACGATACGATGAATTGGATTTGTCCAAATTATTCCTATTTCGATTTCGTAAAAGACGTCACTGGGGATTCATACAAGGATGACAATAGCTTTTATATGTCTTTTATAGACTGCTATTATAATCTTAATTTTGTAAATATGGGTAGCCAATTTTTATACAGCGGGGACCCTGAAGTTGTCGCAATGGTTTCAGTAAGTCCTTCTAGTATCACACCAGATACCGTATTGCCTAGTGCTGCTAATCCCGAACCTAAACAGACCCCGCTTATTATTAGTAACTCTTGGAAGGCCGGATCTGTCCCTTTTGCTTTGTCCGGATTCATATTAGTTTCTGGTGCAGGTCAGAAATCAAATAAGACCGGCTATTTCACAAGAATAACTTATTATGACGAGAATAACCAAACCAGTAATCTTGAGGATAAGATTGTTGGCTATGATATAGAATCAGGAACACCCGATAGCATAGGGGCCAATACAGTTTTACAAAAAGGTAGAGCTACTGAGGATTTGTATAAAAATGAGAGAAGAATAGAATGGCTGGGTGTTGTGAATGAATATAGTGAGGATAATCCAGGTACCCACCCCAACTATTTCCACGCTAGATATCAGAATTTAATGAATATAGAAGATGCTACAAAGCTCTTATTTAAAGTCGAGATGGTCACCTATTTTGCGGGTATCTATAGAGGACAGGTACTGCCAGTTCAGATGTATGTCTATGCCTCACAAGATAAAAGGAAGGCTAACACCGGTACAGTAGAGAATTACAAATCAGATAGCCAAGATCAGCCAGTTCTCGATAACTTCCTCTCTGGTAATTATGTGGTTGTTGGTATGGATGTTACTTATGATAGTGCTAGAGGGATGAGGCAGGTGCTCACTTTAGCTAAGAGACAATGGGCTATTAACACATCGGGTATTCTTCAAAAATACTCTCCGTTTCCTCTTGTGGATGTTTAATAGCACTGGTCGATAAATATAGAAAAAATTAATTAAATGGCTTGGCCGGGAACAACAGATCAACTCAGGAGTTTATTTCTAAAAGGATTTAAGCTATCAGAACAGGGCAAATTCGAAGACCCTACATACCTTGGGTTTAAGGTTGTGATAGACTTCGGAAATCTTCCTATCGATGCCGAGTTTGGCCAACCGCCTAGTCCTCTTTTTAGAAAGGATAATTATTCATTCCAATCCGGTAATAGCGGATTTTTCAGTTCAAATCCATTCGGGCAGCCAGCTTACTCCGTTAAAGGAAGTCAGAATGTGTCCTTTTACTCCGCACAGGGTTATCTAAGGCAAAGAGAAAGCCAATTCTTCAACGGGTCTGGTGGTAAAAGAGCTGATATGTTGAATCAATTTTCAGTTTCTCTTAAGGATCTACTGGACAATTATCCCTGGTTCCTGCAATCTATAGATGGATTAGATGCTCTAGTTAAAGTGGCTAGAACTGGATACATCGGTGGTGCAGAAACCGGCTTTAACCCATCAAGAACCTCCGGTAAACCGCTAGTATTTAACTGTCTCGAATCTTTAAATCAGAGAATGACAGCTCTGGGAGAAATGTATAAACAAGCAACATTCGATGCTGATTACATGAGGGAAACCGTTCCTAGAAACTTGAGAAGATTCAAGATGTACATATTTGTTACGGAGATAAGAAATTTCTTTAAAACATCTAGACTTATTGCATCTTCTGCAGCTTTAACTACGATAAGCAACCTATCCAGCCTGGTGGGTAATAACAACAATCCCGGGTCTACAAATTCGGCTGATACCGCTAATTCTTTTAATCAGTCCTATGGATCTGATCCCTCTCAGACCCCCAGTGCTTTTGGTGGCTTACTCGGTAATGTTATAGATAACTCTGGTCTTGACGGTGATCTTAGTTTATTTAGAAATCAGAGTGATCAATCGGGGATAAAACCTATGTTGATAATAGAGTGCAGTAATTGCGAGTTTGATTTTGATGATTCCACATCTGTGCCTACATCGATAAATGCTGGGACTGAGTCTGCTACACCTATCGGGTATAATTTCAAAGTACATGTCGGAAGGGTGAGAACCAAGTATCAATTTCCGAATATTAGAAGTGATCAAAACCCTCTTGTACTATCGGACGGGTGGGATCAATCAAAGAGTTCTGTTATGCAGGATCCAACAACAACAGGTGGGGCTTTAGGTATAGCAGGAGAGCTTTTAACTAACTTTCTGAGCAACACAGTAGATGATTTTATAAACGAGGGTGTTGCAGAGTACCTAAATCCAGCTCTTTCCGGACTGGATCAGACTCTATTGGGTAATATTTACTCCCTGAATCCATCACAGATTCTTAGCGATCTGAGTTATAACTCTGCCCAAAATTTCTTAGATCAGGTTACTAATTCAGAACTTAGTCTAAGAAATCTGGATCGACCTTTACCGAACCCTCAGACAACTGGATTCGGTGGACCTCCCGATAGAGTATATGGTCCTCCCTCTAACTCAGGTGAAGGTGACGTTTACAGAAGGGTTCCTGGACAGGATCTTGGCGTCAGCACTAACGAGACAATTAGCAGGGTGTATCCGACTGAGGTAGGCGGGCAAAGCGATGTTTATCGTAATGTACCAGGAAGAGATCTTGGTGTACCAGATAGGGTTTATCCAGATGCAACTGGAGGATCTGATTCATACAACAACGTTCCTGGACCTGATTTAGGAGTACCTGATAGGGTTTATCCCGTAGTGGACAGCGACGTTTATGATAAAGTACCAGGCGAGGATTTAGGTGGTCCTGATAGAGTATACCCACCTTCGGATGGCGACTTCTATCCTGATGTACCCGGAAAAGATTTAGGTGGTCCTGGTAGAGTCTATCCGCCAGCTGAGGGTGATGCATATAATGGAGTACCTGGTGAGGATTTGGGTGTTCCTGGACGTCTATATAGTCCATCGTTAAGAGATGATGTTTATTCTGATGTTCCGGGAGCTGATTTAGGTGTTCCAGATAGGCTATATCCTCCTTTTAGGGAGGAAGTTTATCCACCAAACTTGGGGACAAGAGAATCGGATATCAATGAAAAAGTATATCCACCTAATGTTCCGAATGCTAATAGTGATTTAGGATCCTATGACGTTTATCCACCAGTTCCACCTGCGACAAATGCACCAAATTCAATTGGAGATGTTTATCCTCCGGTCCCACCTGCGACAAATTCACCAAATTCAATTGGTGATGTTTATTCTGGTATCGGTAATTTACAGGCACCTAATGATAATGCGATAGGTAGGGTTTATCCTAAAACTGTAGAGGATTTTGTTTTGGAGAAAATTATATCACAGAAGGATCTAACTCTAGGAAACTTGAAGCCTGTTGATAAGTATAATATAAGCTTAGGTGACTTTAATTCACCAGAGTCTGATTTTGAAATGTAACTATGCCAAGTGAAAGAACCCTACTGGGGATAATAGTAGACATAGATGATCCTCTAAAAGAGGCTAGGGCAAAAATCCGTGCTTTTGGATTTTTCGATGATGTTGCAGTAGAGGATCTCCCTTGGGCAGAACAAATCGCTGGATTATCTTTTGGCGGAGGTGGCGGAGGGGGTAACCTGACTATACCTAGATTGGGAGCTGTTGTAGCGGTTCACTTCGAGGAGAATAATTACTATAAGATTACCTATCACTACATTAAGGAGATATCTAGTGATCTTTTGGATAAGATGCAGGAGGATAACTGTTACACTGGTGCAAACTATTTAATATATGATTCCGAGGCAAAACCAGGTCCTTTGCATATGTACTATACGTATAAGGATGGTGTTGTTTTTGAATTAGATAATGCAAAAATACAACTGGACACACAGAATGGTGGTCAGCTTAGGGTGGTTGTAAAAATGGGTGACGATGAGATTAGAATGGAGAATAGCAAAGTTATCATAGAATCTGGAAATATAGAACTAGGTAGCGGTACTAGTACATTGGAAAAGGTTATACTTGGTGATACATTTTTAAGCTTCTTTAATCAGCACACACATGCTACACCAGCAGGACCATCCTCCCCTCCTGCTTCACCGATGACAACAGCTCAATTGAGTTTCATCACTAAAACTAGGTAAGGATGGCTAATTGGCAGCAATTTATAACGGATTTTTCTAACTTTTTATCTTCTAACCAATCTAGCGGTCCCTTTCAGACCGGCAAAAAACTATCTGAATATTATGTTAATACCATAAAAGGTGCTAAGGCTATTCCCGCAGGAAATGCTTTAAATGGTAATTTAGCACAGAGCTTCAAGCCTATATTAGATCTTGGATTTGGACTTGGCTTTTTTCTTCTACAGAACTCACAGAAAACTTTCAAACAGTTACAGGGAGACGAGAAATATTTCGATGGGTCCAGCCCCATACCTTCCGAGGAGGAGCAAAAGGCTTTTAAAGAACAGCCTCAGGTTCAGGATCAATCCATAGACGATATATTTAATCTAGTATCCCAGGACGATCTTGAGGATATTAGAAAAAATGGTACTTGGAATTTTTTCCTACATGAGACGGACGGCAAAGAATCAACCAAGATATTTAACTATAAAGCTAAAGTAGATTTTAATAACATAGGTAATACGAAGGTTTCTATATTTGGTAACACATTACAAAAAGCTAAGAGCGGTATAGCTAGGTACGGATTTCTCCCCGGTATCAATACGATATTAACATACGATAGGGAGGATGCGAAAGAGGATGCTCAGGATGAGATAAATTCTAGGGGTATTGGAGCTTTAACCTTTAATGACCTATATAGCTATCTTGTAAAAACTCTAAATGACGATAGAAAGGATAGATTGGATCAAGCGGTAAGAGCAAACACGGGATCAGACAGTGGAACCCAGGCAGTTAGAAACGATATAGATAATATATTTCTAAGTCTTTATTCTACAGAACTACAGAAATGGATAGAGATAATAACACCTTATATTTCTAAGAGTTTGGCAAATGCATCAGATGAGACATTTTCCGACTCAGCCAAGACAACTCCTTCTTCTCTAGGAATATCCTCGGACGGTGAAAATTTTATATCTATAATAGAAGAGAATTCTGTTTTTCCTACCGTTAGTTCTCGATCCGTGACTACAGTAGGTGATTTTCAGAAGGAGGTCCAATTTAAAATTGCAATAAAAGCGGGAAGCGATGTTTCTGTATTACGGGACGTTACCCTTAATAACATACAATATGGCCTTGCTGGTACACCGGTAATTGACATAAGGTTTACATTAAATGGATCTGAGGATTTAAGCGTAGTGGTAACTGATTTATCTAGTAGATCTCAGGAAAGATTCACTATAAATAAAGTTTTTGGACAGAATGGTTACCCAGCCGAAAGTCAAAACGAGTCATATAGATTTCCTCCTGGCGGGCCAATTTATCCGTCCGCTGCTGTACAGGAGCAGGATGCTGTAAAAAGCGCAAAAGATTCAATTAATGGTGTACTAGGATCTCTGTCCGCTGACTTCCAACAAAAGTTGATAAATTTCGGATTGGATGCTAAGATAGCTGATCTTATGTCTAAGAGCGATCCTTATCTAGTTATGTCATCTAGTGTGGTCCTATATTGGACTATATTGGGATTGGTTCCTACTTGCTTTGCAGCCAATCCGCCGGTACTTCCTGCTAGCATACCAGCGCCTGGACTTTTTACTATAATTTTTCCAGGTCTTCCGTTTACGCTTGCTAATAAATTGAGACTGTCTTTTAATGCAGGATTGAATCCCGTCTTTAATCCTGAATTAGATCCAAATGGGCTTGTAGAAAAAGCAGCTTCGCTTTCCAATTCTATCGAATCTGAAGAATTTAAAGCTCTTCTTTCCCTTATAGAATCACAGAAGGCCTTGCTAGAAGCAACAAAGAGCCAAAATCTAGTTTCTAAAGCGGTTTCAACTAAACTCGCAGTTTCTTTTGCATTACATTTGCTTTCTTTGAAGTTTTTATATACTGGATCGACTCAGGCAGGACCTGCAACCGTTCCGACCCCTGGATTTGTTTTGCTTGTATTTTAAACTTTTGCTATCTGATATATACATAAGAAACTAATATTAACCATTTAAAACTAAAATTGATGTATCAAGAATTCGAAAATGAAGAATTCAGTTGGGAAAATTCAAACGGATTTAAGCCTAATAAAAAAATTAAGAATAATCACGGGATGACTATTTATTGTCATGCTGATTATGCTGAAGAACTCGCTGCGGCATACGCTAAGCATTCTGAAGGACTAGATTGGAATGATCTAGCTAAGGATCTAGTTGATGGCAGGATGTACCCTTGTAAAATTGTTGCTTTAACTGAAGAAGAGGCTTTTGCCCAGACTGACTCAGGACAAACAATTTATATCGACCTGAAGAAGGAAAGAAGGGATGCTGAAAAATTAAATATCGAGGGTATTGATTTTACAGTAGGTAGTAGAATAGAAGCTCATGTTAGAAAAACTCCTAAGGGATATCTTGGATCTGTTGTTGAGCATTATATAAAGACCCTAAAGTCTGAACTTTTCGATCAAATCAAAAAAGAAACTACAGCTTATAAAGTAAGGGTTGAAAGCATAAATAAAGGTGGATATATTGTCGATCTTTGTGGTATTAAGTGTTTCATGCCTGGATCCTTGGCTGCAGCTAATAAGATCAAGGATTTCGAATCTTATATTGGAAAGGATATACACGTAATGATGGAAGGCTATATAGAGGCAAAAGATACCTTCATTGTTTCTTACAAGAAGTATATTTCCAAGATTATGGAGCAGAAGATTCAAGAGCTTGATCTAACCAGGAAATATAAAGGCTCCATCACTGGAACAAGCCCATTTGGAGTTTTTGTTGAGTGGGAGGAGATCTATACTGGCTTGATCCATAAGAGCGAGTTCGAGAGTGACGATGAATTGTCCAAACTTTGTTCAGGTGACGAGATAGAATTCTATGTGAAGGAGATTAAAGAGAACAATAAATTGACTCTAACACTAGATAGACCCTTAGAAAGAAACGTAATCCTTTATGATATTGAGACTCGTGTCGAGGAAGGCACAATAGAGCCAATGCAAGCTCTCATTAAGCACAAAAGAAAAAATGGAGTGCTTATAGAGATAAGCGATATTGGTCTAATGGCATTTATAAGTTCCGAGCATTTGGGTAAAGGCGATAGAAATGCTAAGACTGGTGATCCTATTGAAATATTAATATGGAAGATAGACGTTCACACAGGAAAAATATTTGCTAAATCCATAAATGAAGGATAATAGAAACCATTTTGAAAAAGCTCAGGCCCTTTCTTTGTCTGATGTTGGGTTTGAATTTGAATTCTTTTCCAATGTTACCAAAGGAAGAGCTGCTGATGCTCTTTCGAAACTTCTCGGTAAAAAAGTAGATGTATCTAATAAATACCACTCGGATATACCGGTTAACAGGGAGAGATTCAAGTTAGAGCCGGATTACTCGGGCGGTATAAGTATGTTAGAACTTGTTACTGGCCCAATGAGTTATAACGAGGCTATACCTGTTATGATCAAGGTCCTAAAATGGATAGACGAAAATGGATGGACAAGTGATAAATGCGCTTTCCAATTCTCAGTTAGTTTTAACCCCGAGAGGGCCAATCTTAAAAATGCGATACAAACGATGGATCATTTAAAGTTCATCCTTGGTATTGACGAGAATTTCATTTATTCTAAGTTTGGTAACAGAACAAAGAATGTCTATGCTAAATCTATAAAAAGGGTTTTACCCAGAAGTAGATACATGATATTGGAGAATATTAGCACTATAGACCCAATGATGTTTAAGACACCTAGTGACAAGTACTATGGTGTGAATTTCACAAAGGCTCCTGATGGATATTTGGAGTTCAGGTATTTAGGTGGTAAGGATTATCAGAAAAAGATAGAGCCAATCAGAGAGGTTGTTGAATATACCATTCTGTATCTCTATGATATAGTTAGCAAAAGAATGGGAGGCTATAGTAAGGAGGACCTAGATAAGCTAAAATCAATGATGAAGGATTATGCTAATGTTGTAAAATGCTTCTCTAAACCTGAGCTTTTCCTTAGATATTATCCCGACTTCAAGATATTTATAGATCTTAAAGGATTTGACGGTAACCTAAGAACATATTTCCCTGCAATCAGGGATAAGGTATTTGATCTTGTTATAGAAGGCGGTATAACAGATTGCTTTTTTAATTATGACACATCCACAGGGAGATGCCAACTTAAAGGTGCAAGGTCTAGAAATTCTTTTGAGATCTACGATTTCGATGTGATCGATTGCGATATAAAGGGTTCTTATTTAAAGAAGTGCAACATATACGATTCTAAGATTAACAAATCAAATCTAGATGAATGCTACCTAGTAAGAGGTACAGATGTTCTTAATTCTAGAATAGAAGCATGCTCTGTTGAACCTACCAACAAGCTTAAGGACTGCTACATAAACTGCGAACAAAAATCTATCAATTGCGAGATTGCTGGCGGAGTGCTAAGAGCAGGTATACTTGGGGAGTATGCTGAACTGAGTAAGGACACTAAAAAAGTCAAGGGATGGAACGAAGTTAGAAATGAAAGATTCATAACTGATAAAAGACTTCAGGACCTAAACGATAAATATAAAGGAGCCAAATTTGGCGATATGAATTATTAAACTTCACCATGACCGAAACAGAATTAATACAAGAAATTACAGACGCGCTTAATTTCAGCTGCGGCCTTCCTTATTCCCTTAATGAGCAGGAGGTTAGAAGGATTATAAAGAGAGCCAAGGATTGGTTCTATGATAACTATCAATATTCTGTGGAGGATAGAATGTTCATAATTGGTAAAGCTGTTTTTGCACATCCTGAATGGAGGGCAACTAGACAACTGACACTCCCTGATTCGATTGTATCAGTATATGAAGTTAGAGACGTGGGTGGAGCGGGTGTTAGTGGTAATCCAGATAAGGATTTTGGTGATTCTAAACTCCTTGGTTCCGAACTGCTGCTATCTCCTTTTATTGGTGATAATCTTGTTTATAGAACAGTTATGTACTCCTATTTTGATTTGGCTAAGGCTTATCTACTAGCTACCTATGCTTTCAAATGGAATAAGAACTCAAAGAGACTTACCATTCAAGGACGTGATCCAAATAGATCAGGAGTAGGGGGTTCAAATAGTAATTCTAATTCACAGTTAGCTCAAGGATTTTCGAGCGGGAATGGCGGATACGATCTATATGTGAGATGTTTTGTTAAAATAGGTGACGAGTATCTTTTCGATGACGAATTGTTTGTTAGATATTGTATCGCTAAGTCCAAGATAGCTTTAGGAAGAATGCTCGGAACATTTAATTATAACCTTCCTGGAGGGGTTCAAGTAAATGCAACGGACGTCATTAGTGCCGGAACCGAAGAGTTACAGGAGGTCATGGATATGATCAATGGTGAGAACACCCCTAGTTATTTCCTACAGTGGAATTAAAAAATATACAGTGAGTCTGTCATGGACAGCTTTTAGCTCCCTTTATTTCTGTCGATATATAAACAAAAATAGGGATGAGAGACATTTACAACAGAGATCCACAAGATCCTAATTACGTACCTTACATCTTGGAGGTCACAGATCCAATAGAGATCTGTGTTGGCCAGCTTAAAATGATGCTCTTGACAGACAAGGGTGAAGTTTTAGGTGATCCTAAATTTGGGCTTGGCTTGGAATCTTTAATTTTCGAATTAAACCTATCTCAGGACTCTATAAGAAAAGAGCTAGATCTGCATCTGTCAACATATTGCCCGCTTTTTAGAGTACTCGGTGGAACATATGATTTGAAGTTTTATTTGGGTACGAATAGGGATATAGCATTTCTAGATTTTCTTTTGCCTTACCAAGGCGATCAAAGTCCAGTTGTTAGTTTAAAGTTAAGTTAAAAAGCATGAACATATATCAAAAGAATAGAATTCTAATCAGCGGTCTCTTATCGGACACCTATGTTTTTCTACAGAGAACATATAATCAGTCTAGAAACGTATTTACCGCTGCTTCAGCTTGGGGACAAATACTTTTTGTATTACAGAACCTATCGCAGATGATCCTTTATTTCATAGAGGACTCAATTACCGAATTAAACATTTATCAAGCAACACGGGACTACTCAGTGAAGAGTATAGCTAGACTGTCTGGGTACGATCCAGGCAGAGCATCGACAGCTCAGGGAGAGATCTCAATACAATGGAATCTTAATACTGCTCCAGTTGGTGGGGGATCAGTTATAATAGCGAACAACACACAGGTTCAATGTATACAGAACGGTAAGTACTATTCTATGATGTTACCCTCTCCGACGGTTACCTTCAATCTTGTGCCCAATAACACTCTAAGGGTTAAGATAGCACAGGGAACAGTTCAAAATGCGACTGTTACGGGGACTGGACTTGCACTTCAATCTTTTAACATACCTTCTAAATCGGGAGCTTTTATTGATCAATATTATGTGAACGTTTATGTGAATGAGGAGAAGTGGAAAAGATATGATTCTTTTTATGATATGCCTTTGCAGGGATCTACTTTCATAGTAAGAACCGGTATTTCACAGGGAATTGATGTCTATTTTGGTAATGGTAATTTTGGCAAGGTTCCACCTCCTGGATCTATAATAAGAATAGAGTACATACAGACACTAGGAGGACAAGGAAATCTTAGATCAACAGCAGATAAGCCAATTACTTATAGATTCACAACTTTAGGGACCGATCTATTTGGACAGCAGCTTAATCTTAATGATTGTGTTAATATCAGAAATGAGGTTGATCCTTTGTTTGGTAGCGATCCCGAGAGTACTGAACTTATAAGATTGGTTGCACCCTATACTAGTAGAGCGTTCGTTCTGGCAAATCCACAATCGTATGAAATATATTTGACAAGATTAAATATTTTCTCGCAAATACATGCTTACTCTACTTTTGAAGATGAATATTTGGACGATGATAATATAGTTTACATTTATCTAGTTCCAGATATAACCCTTAACCTAGAATCAAACCAGGATTACTTTGATATACCCACAGCGGAGTTTATACTTTCACCTGAAATGAAATTAGCTATAATAAATCTTCTGGAGGATTCAGGACAAATGATAGCTACTACCGTGTTAAAGATAATTGATCCAGCTATAACTAGGATAGTTGGTAACGCTTCTGTTACGATATTTGAAGGCAACGATCCAACTACCATAAAGAACACTATCCGTAGATCCATAGCAAGCTATATGCTCAATCTAAAGAGAAGAGACAGAATACCAAGATCTGATATTATCGCTATATTAGAATCTATACCAGGTGTTGACTCAGCTAACTTCTTTTTTACAAGCCAGAAGAATGAAGCAAATCAGTTAACAATGCAGGGTGCTACTAATTTAAACGCTGCAACACTTAACACTCAGGTTGGAATAGATTCTTTCGGTGACATCCTCATAGGAAGAAATGAGTTAGTAATAATGAGAGGAGGATGGACAGACCGTTACGGCGTGACCTATAAAGAAGGTATCGTTGATGGCGCACCTTGTTCTTTGAATATTGATATACCTTATGTGGTTCCTAATACATTTAACACAGAATCCGCTAAGAACCAGAAGTCTGTTATTATTGATTCTAACAGCCAGACCGTACCAAGAACAATGTAATTATGGCGTCAAATAATAGATTTCTACCGCAATTCCAGGACCCTGAAGGAGGAGTAAATTTTACTGTTGTAAGAAAGGTTCCGCCTACTACAAACAGTACATATTACCAGCCCAATGACGTGTATGCAACCACGCAGTTAGCAGAGGAAAGATCATATAATATAGGATGCACCGGTTACAGAAACGTAACGGTTAATGCAACAGGAACCGTTAAATATGCTCCGTGTGCAGCTTCTGCTACTTATGTTATCCTCATGCAGGGTATGCCTAAGATTAATCAGGAGAGGATCTATTATGCATTCGATCCAACTGATAATATAGATGATGTTAAAAATAGCATTAATGACAACATCTATACAGGTTTTGAGTATAAAGAAAAGATTTTTGAGAAATCTATGTCTAAAGTCATACTAAGAGATCCAGTAAAAGCTTCTATACTTCAATACTTCCAGAGGGTAGTTTTTGGATTAATAGAATCGACAAAACAGATAAGTAACTTCGTTAACTATACAGTGAAGAAAAATAACAGGAGAGTATTCTAATGGCAGACAGTAAGTTAAAGTTCTTTAATAAATCGGGCAATCCGCTCAACTTTGCTTACGTTGGGCCAACTGGACCAACCCCTCTTGATTTCAAGCTACTATATGTTAGCTCATCCACATCGAATTCTAGGGGGCAGCTGGACGTAAGCAATCTAGACAACACCTCTACTTTGGTATTTAACATACAGGATACTAACGGATTTAATATCACAGGATGGGCCAATGAATTAAGTTACTTTCTAGACAGAGGTGCGGAGGTTGATATAACCCTTGACATCCTACCAGAAAATCAATTCAGAGGTAGGGTTTCTAGCGTAACAGTGGGGGGCAGTTCCATTACCGTTGTCTTTTCTCAAGTAAATGGACTTGTTATAGTTTCAACCGGAAAAAATATAAAGGTTACAACTAACTACGCATATAGACCTGGCGGTTATTTTACTGGTAACATATATTTCGATCAAGTTTCAGCCGGTCTTTACGAAAACCAGCAGATATTTGTAGTAGAAGAAGGATATGGACTTTCAACGGAAGCGGAAACGTGGAGCAGCGTTTCTAGCGGATCCAGCTTAAATTCTTACATTAGATCAGTGTTTACAGGTAGCGAAACTGTTCTTGTGGCTGGTAGAGCTGGCGGTTCTGGACTTTTTAGATATTCAACCGATGGCGGGCAGAGCTTCACCCCAATATCAATATCAAGCCAAATTGTATATGGATTAGGTTGGAATGGGTTATCCGGGTCCTCCTCTGTGTTCTTGCTAAGTACATTGAGCTCGGCTAATAGGATATTTAGAGGTACAGGATCAAGTGTTTCACCTACTGTTTCTGCAGCCAGTTCCATGCCCGCTATACCAGGAGGACAGAAGAACGATATGAGAGGCGTAGCCTTTACGGATCAATCCGGAGGTGGAGTTGCTATCTCCGTCGGACGTCTTTATAGTAGCTCTGATCCTACTGGGGGTGGAACATCACTAGCTAGTGTTATCTGGAGATCTACAGACAGCGGTGACAACTGGACCGATATATCACCGGCTTCAACTTCTGGACTACGTGACGTTGTTTTCCAGAGTGGAAATGGATTTATAGTAGGCGAGAATTCTATACTGTATTTTTCTAGCGACTCCGGATCAACCTGGACAGCTGCTACCAGCCCTGCATCATCGAATTTCATAAGAGGATTTTTGCTACCTAATGGTAAGGGATTTGCTGTTGGAACAGGCGGAGTCTTAATAACAACCGGTGACTTTGGTCAATCGTGGTCCGCTCTAGATACTGGGGTATCCGTAGATCTATTCGATGTTTATTTCTGGGACAGCATGAACGGGTTCATAGTTGGTGATGGCGGAATTATACTCAGAACCAAAAATGGAGGGTTTTCTTGGTTACAACAACCATCACCAACTTCTTCAGATCTACTCACGGTATATGCAGATCCATCTTCATCTAACTATGGATTTGCTGGCGGCTCGAGTGAGACCGTTATATCTGCTAATATAGATATAGAGCTTCAGTACCTTTATCCTAGAGCGGGATCTACGGGAGCTGCCGGTCCTTCGCTATGGAGAACTAGGTGGGAGAGCGACAACTACGGTGACGTGGACGTTTCCGAGATTATATTCACCTATAAAATAGTGGAAGGAGCTGGGGGAACGGGTGGTGAACAATATCCCCTTATCGTATCTTATCCTAATATAGCAATACCTGTAGATTATAACGTAGACGATTATTATTCAAATGGATATCTGATAAGCGGATCTACTGGACCTGCGCATTCGGAAGCCCTCCCTATAAATGTTGCTTTAAATGCAACCGATCTTTATGCTGATGTTTATCAGAGAAAATTGATAGTAGAGGATCTTTCATCTGGAACACCAGAGAAGATTTTGGTAGTTGATTTTTACGGTGAGGTTGTTGGGGAGGACGAGAGATTCAATGTGATGCTTCAGAATTTAGGCAGAACTTTCTATGCACAGGATGCTAATATTTTACGTGATAGCGATCCAAAAGAACCCCTACCTAACTTCTTAGAGATTAACGAGAAAAGAAAGGAACTTTTATTTGCCGGCGATCAAATATACAACTATATAGGTGCCTATAAGGGATTGATAAATGCATTGAAATTCTTTGGCTATCAGGATTTGAGAATCAAAGAATATTGGCTTAATCTCGCATACAACTCGGTTGAAAGGGTATCTCCTCTTTTACAGAATAATGCTTTCCTAGCACAGTATCAGTATCAAAATGGTGGAGCCTATAGTCAGAGTGTTCTGATTAGCGACGTTTTAGATAATGCTAACAAAGGAAAATATAGATTAGAGCAGACATATGGACCAGGTCCGGATGGAACTTACGTTCTCGATGTCTCTTCTGAGTCTACTTTAGTTCCTAGTAGAACCTATAAAAAGACTTCGTTATTCGGTCTTTATTACGATCTTAACAAGCAAACAACAGATGTTGATGTTTATGGATATCCTGTTGTTGTTGACTCATTTACCTTCACACAGGAAGAGGTTTTAATTAAACTTTTTGCTCTTAAAGAAAGACTTAAAGCAACATATCTTCCTTTGAATGCAAGAATAGTAGATATCTGTGGTGAAGGTATTTACTTTACGGTTTACAACACCAAAGCTTGGACGGATTCTATGGTCAGATCCGATATACAATCTGGATTTTACCTTGATATAGTAGCCAATCCAGATTTTGGATTTATTGAGGATCTAAGAGCTTTTTCAACCAGACCTTATTCAACTACATTACAAACTCCAGAAAATTACGGGGATTTGGTTAGTGTTAACGTTGAATTATATGGTGCTACTGGATCTTCCGGAGGTGCTCTATATTTCGAAGGAATCCCAGCAACAGGCGGAAATCAGACTTTGCAAGTTTATGCAGGCAAGCAATATAATTTCAATCTTACTGCTAATCTGCAGTCTGTACAGGTTGGTGATTATGATTTTTATCTGAGCACTACTCCATACCCGACACAAACTGATCCATTGGGGGTTACCGGAAATGGTACGACAGGTGCTACTCCTCTAGAATGGTATGTAAATCCACAAGAGGTTACTACTGTGTATTACTACTCCACGGTTAACCCTGCTTTTATAAATGGCACCATCTCTGTTTTGCCTTCTCTTAGCTCGGATTTTGGAAACATTTCGGATCCTCTTTATTATCTGCAAACTAGATCTGCCGCAGAGAATGTAGCTATGGTTCAGGCCATATCCAATTGGTATCAACAGAAGGAGAACGGTAATCTAAAAAAGCTTGGTGATGGCATACAGGACCCAAATCCTCTAGTTGATCCAATAAGTGGACAGCCATATCAGAACCCACTGGGTATGCCAGTTGTTCTTGAATTGCTAACCGATATATGGCTTTGGAGCGAGATGAGTATGAGTTGGAGCTCTCTGACACTTCCTTTATTTAGTGTGGGTGACTATGCATTAGTTAGACAATATCAGGATTTCCTTACTTTTGGTTTAACTGGTGGATATTACGGAACTGTAACATCAATCAACTACGCAACTGGCGAATATACCTTGTTGAAGGATGTGGGTGGATCTGTAACGGTAGGAGGCGAGCTTTTGGTTTCTCCGATACAGGAATATCTAATGCTAACATGGGCTAATATAGATTTCTCGAACATGTTTGAGATCGAGTGGATCATACAGAAGCTACCAACAGAACCGGGTTTACCCTATTATTATGAATTTAGAGGGAATATCCTAGGTTATTATAAATTTTCACACTTCCTGTCTTACGCTGGAAAATATAAGGTCATCTGTAACGTTTATGATGGATTTAATGCAAAAACAAATGTAATCAAGAATAACCTGATTGAGGTTGCTCCGTCTACCATTGATATTGATGCATGGACAAGATATAGAGAAGTAGAGTATTATGACTGGGAGCAAGTATACAAGCCATGGGAGCTTTATCAGTCGATATGGGAGTATCCTGCTGAGGGAATGACTTACCAAGAGCTGAATAAAGAAATGCCAGCTCAGATGCTTGCTTATGCAACTTACGGTAATAATGTCGAGGAAGGTCAGAGCTTATATGTAGGAGCATATTCAGATCCTATAGGAGCAACCGGATATTTAGAACTATCACAATCGATATTAACTCCAACCTCCATAGCTTCTCCGGATTCGCCATCTTATCCAGGAACATTCGGATTCGCTGAAATTACAACCTCTGCTGCTCATGGACTTTTGCTTGGAGACTATGTTTGGATATGTAACTCGGATACACCGGAGGTTAATGGAAACTGGCAGGTGCAGGAGATATTCAGTACTACAGTTTTTTCCATATCTCTTACTCTAGATACGTCTATGTCTGGTGTGGTTTATTCATCGAGCGAGAACTCGGTTACTTTAAATGGCAACGAAACAATTGCTACGCCTGGGTCGATTAAAGTCTATATTGACAATAGACTAATTGGTGAAACAACAAATGGCGATAATCTTTATAAGACTACAAACAGCTTAGTTGCCTCTGTAAATCAGCTGGTTACGTATCCGGATTACTATGCTTCGTCTCCAGATCCAATTGGTGCTACAAATATAGTTACGATACAGGCTCCTGATATAACGGGTGCTCAGTTTAACGGGTCCGTTTTAACAACGGTTGTTACTGGATCTATATCTGTTCCTAGTTCTTCTGCATCACTCAGCGGAGGAACCGGATCTTATTATGGTTATACATATTGGAATGAAACTTCTGAGACGTACCCTAATGCTAATCTAAAATATTGGGGTGTTAAAAATCTAGATTGGCAGATATTCGAGGAGAGTCAATGGGTTGATGCCTATGCACACTCTTGGGAAGATTTCGCCTATAATGGTGAATGGCTAGGCGGATTCGAGATACACACCGCAACAGATGGTGATCATCTAAAATTAAGCACTGCAACTGAGCTTTATCCAGCTCCCGTTGGTGTAACATTTACAGCTTCTTCACCTAGCACATTAACACTTCAGGAAGTTGCTGACCAGCTTAATAACTCTAGTGATGACTATATTACTGACTTCTACTATACAGTTATGCCTCCTGGGATAGACTCGTCCACATTAGCTAACACATCGGATCTTGCTAACACATCAGAAAATATTTTTGCTGTGTCTGCATCAACCGGTACAACCCCACCGTACAGAAGTTGATCCCTTATTTTTTAATGCAATATATAATTGAATGCCATACTCAGGATTATACACACTAGGATTCGATATAGATTCGAACGATAAAATTTGGGCGGTAGGTCAAGATCTAAGAATGTTCAATGGAGCAACTTGGACCTACTATAATTACCAAAATTCAGCAGTGCCTTCAGCGGCTCCTTACTATCTCGACACGAGAACGGTATCGATTTCTCCAGATGGAACTAAATGGGTTGGGTGTGCGGAGATAGCATCTCTAGACGACCCCGCTATTTTCTATATAGCACCGGATGATGTTAATACTGGAAAGTCCTGGTCATTCAATGACATAGATACTTTTAATTCCCCGATGGAGGTTTCTAAAATATATGCTTGTCCATATGGAAATGATGTTTTAGCTTTCTTAACATTAGGCGGAACCGGATCTGCTGGCTTAACGGGTGGATTTCTTTATAGATATGACATACCAAATGACTCTTGGAAAAGAGTTGCAGACGGGTACATCTGGCCTCACATTTACGACATTAAAGCTAGAGGGTTTGGAGGGGACGACTATAGATATTATCTAGGCACAAGCCAGGGTATAATAGAAATTCCAGGTGAAGAACTTGGTGTTTCTTACCTAGAAGGTAATATACCATATATTCCTTCTGCTAACTTTTACAATTCATCAAATTTTTCAAACCTAAGTGATAATGTATACTCACTTGGATTAGATGAGAACTTCAACCTGTGGTCAGGTTCCGATTCTGGAAAACTACAATTCTGGGATTTCCAAACCTGGCAGACCTTCGATACACCAGGTGCTACTGCTAGTGTTACTAGTTTAGCGATAAGAGACAATGGCCACGTATTCTGGGGTAATTATGATATTGGTCCTGGACTATATCACTTTAATGGGGTTACTGGTTCTCTAATTGGCCTTAGCGGAAGTAATCAGATACTTTCATTGGGCATACAAAATAGAAACAGAAACCAAGACGGTGTTTTGACTTACGAAAACGATCTTTGGATACTAGCTCAAAATCAGCTAGATAGACTTTCATATGAGGTTCCTTATGTGAAAGCTTCTAGTTTACAACAGGGCGCAACTGGATGGAATTTCACTTATTACACGCAGGCAACTGGAAGTTCTAGACCTTTTGCTAACTCAATACCTGGTGTTAATAAGTACACCTGGGAATACCCTTACTGGCAGACATATCAAACGGATTATCTTCAGTACAAGTTCCCTGGTCTAGATCCAAGAAATCTTTTTCTAACAACGGAGCTTTCCGCTATAGCTTCAGGAGAAGCTGGCAAGCAGCCTTATTGGAATAATCCACCAATACCCTCTGTGGAGGATATGGATTTAGTAGATAGCGTGCAAGAAGCTAAATGGGCACAGATAGTTTCAAATCTTTCAAATGTCCCGGGTTTCGAGATTTATACCAATTGTATAATTGATACAGGATCACATAAAAGATATGTTATAGGCGGGGCTATATTAGGCATATATCAGCCTTTCAGTAATGGAGCTGAGACTAATCCAGCATTCACCGGTATTCTACTGGGAAAGGATATAAACGGTGACGATTCTTATCTTTTTGCTAGTAACCCTTCTCTAGCGGGATCTCTCTCTATACAAGGAGGACAGACTCATGATGCATCAGATTCACCCTTTCTAGAAACGGATTCATATACTGGTTTTATAGCTAGTTACGACGAGGAGGGAAGAGTGGTTGATTCTATGGGGGTTTCTGGTAAAAGCACAAAGGTGCTAAGAATAATACCATCGGAGGACGGGAATTCAATCTATGTTGGAGGATCATTCAATGGACTAATAGAGGTTGGAGACTATATTTGGTCTTCCGTAGCTCCTACTGTAGGTCCTACTGGTGCACCCATCGGGTTAACTAATTCAGATGTTCCAGGACTTGGCACTGATTATAGCTGGATTTATACACCGGGTGGAACCGGTGAATATTCTCCTAATATAGGAATACAGTGGACTTATGTGGATCCGTCCAGTGCAAGTACATCAGATTCCAATTTTAGATTATATGGCGAGGACGGCATAACACAGGTTTCTGGTAATTTATCAAGTTCAACCGCAATCAAATACATTTCTGTTGGTCAGTCACCGACATCCGGATCTCTTTCCACGGCAGGTTCTGATTTGTACACCGGAATGGTGGTACAAATAGGGGGTGCTTATTACAGGATTGATACAATAACATATTTTTTACCCGATAGTAATTTTAATTCCGACGTTTACTGTATGGGTGTTACCTGGGTATCAGGATCGCAAAGCTTAACCTCGGGAAGCGATTATACTTTTGATTTCTGGTATTGGAACCAGTTATCTTTCCCTCTAATTAGAAACGGTGCAACAGATACTAGCTCAATAGAGGCAGGATCTGGTATTTTTATAATGGAATTAACTAACAATATTGGAAACACTACTTCTCTAAGGGACGTTAACTCCGAGACTGATTGGAAGTATCAAGTTAAGAATTTTAGACACTTTCCTTCTGATGTTAGCTCGGTAAACGCAAATACGGTTGAACAGTTAATGATGGATTCGTCTTTGGGTAAATTGGCTTTATCTTTCCAGACTGATTATGTTAGTCCTACTTACAAAATGTCAACTCTAAAGAATGCATGGAATAGAACTACAGATAACATTTATGTACCCGACCAATTAGGGAACACCGGTACTTCATCAGATGTTAATGGCGTCATTATTATGAATTCCTTAGATTTCAGCTTAAGAGCAGCGGCACAGATTAATAATGACGGGATGGATAGTGTAACTGCTGTTTCCGTAGCTTCACTATCTGGAACGGAGACCGTAGCGGTCAATGGCTCTACTAATGTTAGCATCAATATAACCGGTGTTACACTTACCAATCCTACTGTTTATAGCGGCTATAAACCTTTCTATTTTATCATGGATTATTCAGACCCCGGTAACATAGGAATTACCGGAAGTTTCTTTAGTTCTTTTGGATCTGATACTACAAATCTGAAGCCATTCCAAAGAAATGCTGGATATTTGAGCAAGTACAATGGCTATTATACCGTGACCAATCAACACTATGGAGCTACATCTGATACATATCTTGGTAAAGATATAGAGTTCGACCTCCCTGGTCAGTACTTAGTAACCGGTTTTGTAAATCCCTCAAATTCAACAGAGAAGGTAATATTCGGACCTTTGCCTGATATACAGACAATTACACAAACCGGAGCTGGCTCTTCGACAGCATCGGATAGCGATATCTGGAATTCGAGACCTGTTGCTACTGAAACTGGTAATCTAGTTGGTATTTTCACAGGAGCAACCTCCGCTTCAGCCTCGAATAATTTACAGAATACTTATGTCTTTAAACAGGACTTAAATACTGGAGTAGTGAGCACATTAAGTTTGGAAAACGTTAAAACTGTATCGGGTAACGTATTCTCTTCTGATTCAATAGGGAACATATTCTTTACTGGTCAGAATGATTCCACCTATGGCGGATCAACAGGACCTGCTTGGTTGGATTATGTTACGACTAATAGTAACGCTAATGTGTATTCTTTCCTCTCTGAGCAATACATTCCTCAACTTGGTGTCAATATGGGACAGATTATATCTAGACCAGGGTCGAACCCGTGGACGTGGTGTGATGTACACCAATCTGATAAGGGACTGACACTTCCACAGCTTTGCACTGTTTTCTTCTCCAATTATAATTCTGCTATCTACGGAAAGCAAAATAACGTATGGATACTAAGCGATGCGAAAACCGGCACAGAGATATTGAATGTTAAGAACACTCCTTATTTTATTTACACATTCGCTCAGGAGGGCTACTACTCCATTTACAATTCAGTGGAGGATGCATTCGGAAATGTATATGAAGTATCTAATCCTGCTTTTGTAACCGTAGTGAATTACACAGATAAAAACCCTAATGATAAAAATCCTTTCGCTGTTAATTCATCAGATTACGGATGGCCAATACCACCAAAAAACACTGATCAGAAGCTACAAGCTTTAGAGAAAACAATGGCTCAGGATCAAATTGAAAATGCTAAAAATAATAAATTACCTTTTGTTTCAAACCTAGTTATTAAGGATAATCCTGACGCCACTTTTAATCAATAAAAATAAGTGGATAAATCGAATCCTTTTTGTTTATAAGTAATATAATATCTAATATGGAAAAACTATCAAAAATCCCAAATTCGGAAAAAAGAAAACCTAAAAATCCGATAAGATTCAAAATTGAATTAAACGAGGAACAAAAAATAGCAAAATCACTGATTTACGATAATCCTGTTGTCTTGATAAAAGGTCAAGCAGGATCTGGTAAGACTTTAGTTGCTTGCCAGGTTGCTATGGACATGTTTTTCAAAAGGGAAATAGAAAAGATCATAATAACCAGACCGACTGTAGCAAAAGAGGACATAGGTTTTTTGCCCGGCGATCTCAAGGAAAAAATGGATCCGTGGTTGGCTCCCATCTATTCAAATCTCCATCTTTTATACGATAGAGAGAAAGTTGATAAGATGCTAGCTGAGAATCAAATAGAGATAGTGCCTTTTGCCTTCATGAGAGGTAGAACATTCCCTAATTCCTTCGTTGTCGTTGACGAGTGTCAAAACATCACACACAGTCAAACCGAGATGATGCTAGGCCGCTTAGGTAAAGGTGGTAAAATGGTTTTCTGCGGGGACATAACACAATCGGATCTTAAGAATAAGAAAGAAAGCGGAATAAGCTTTTTTGCTAGATTAGAGGAGAATGTTAAGGGTGTTAAAGTGATCTCGCTTAAAACTAATCATAGACACGAAATAGTGGAACCGATCCTTAGAGTTTACGGTGACTTTAGAGATTAGTGTTTATTGATATAATTTCTCTTCGATATATAACTCTGAAAAAAGGATAAAAAAATAATAAAAAATGGCATCTGTAAGTATTACTGAAATTTTAGGTTCTGATTCGATATCGGGATCTAGAATTACCATAAATTCCAACTTTCTAATTCTTCAGAATTGGGTAAATGGATTTGAAAATGTATTTGGAATAGACACCTCTACTGGTGTAATGGATCTAACTGGAGCTTCAACGGGTAGGGTTTCTGCTTTGACTATTAGAGCAAACACTTTCTCCACCCCTGCGTCAGGCACTGCACTAGCAGCAATAGCAAGTAACGGTGCTGCTTCTTTTGTTTCGACGTCAACACAGACACTAGCAGTATCTGGAGCATCCACATTTAGTGGGGCATTGGGTATAGCTGGTAATCTAACTCAAGCAGCTGGTGTAACAGCTAGCTTTGCTGGTAACGTTGGTTATACTGGAAGATCGACTTACGGGGCTTATTCTAACGAGGTCCATGCAAACAACTGGAGCACTAATGGATCATTAGCTGGTGGAGCACCTGGATTAACTTCTGCATTTCCTGTTAGTACAACTGGTGTAGGCGGCGGTGGTATATCTACTAATGTTAACAATCCTTACATCTTCACTGGAACTGAAGATGTTATCTATGCAAACTGCGGTCCAACCGGATTTTACATGCAGGTTGTTGGGGGAAGCGGAGGCACAGCATCTAACTTGCCTTCTGGATACAGAGTTACTATCGTTAACACTGCAAGAGCAACCACACCTTTTATTGCAACTGGAGTTACTGGTGTAACACAAACTTACTATACTGGGTTTAATACTACCAGCACATATGGCTCGTATACTGGTATCACTTTCGCAGCTAATACTCCATACAGAAGTTCTGTTACACTACAATGGGAATCTAGAATTGCAGGTGACCAAACAGAACAAAAAGGTTCATGGGTTATTCTAGGTGGACAGAACGTTACAGCTGGATAAAAAAACAAAGGATAGAAGAAGATGGCAAAAACCCCTTTTATTAGGCCCCTGCAAGTTCAGGGTGGAACTTTTTATACATTTAGTTCAGCGGCAGAGGACCTTGCTTTTACATTTAATAATTCGGTCAATAAATTCAGGTTTTCCAAATTTGCACTATTGAATATTCCTGATATTAGCACCACTGCTTCTCAGGATAATACGGTTAAATTAAACGCTCCGGATAGCGCATTTATAGATTGGAGTACTGGTACATATAATCTCGTGCCTAGTGATGCTAATATTGCATTCTCTCAAAGCTTTCAATCGTACTGTTTAAATTTAGAAACGACTATAACCAGCAGCGATGAATACGACCCATCGTTAAAACAGAATGTCTCGGAGAGGGTTTTCTGGAAATGGATGAGAGAGATTGGAGCTTTGAGATTTAAAGCGGCGTCTTCTGAACAGGTGTCACCGTCTTTAGATCAAAATAGCGTTACGTTCGATTCTAATGGATTGCCAGTAACACAGAAGAGATACGTTGAGGGAGATGAGCCTACTGGGCAAACCGGAGGTTATGGATTAACAGGTCCTTATAGTAAAGTGGTTCAGTATATTGGTGGTCTTGATATTGTTAACTCTGTTAGGAATCAAGATAATGCTTATTCCGAGGTTTATGTATACGTGCCAACCTCTGACGGTAGCACTCCTACTGTTCTATTTAAGAACGTTGTTGATACCAATTACTACCCAGATTTTACTTGGACCAACAATCCTTCGGATCCTTTAGATGCCGAATATCTAACTGGAAGATCTTATTTGGATGTAAATCCTTCTGGATTGAGTACTTTAGCTATCTTTGACGAGGAAGCTTCAGGCGTACCAACTGTTTCTTATAGTGATACTTTTGATGGATCAACTTACACAGGGAACTGGTATGCACCCCTAGATACACCAAACAGTTATTTTTCTGACGATTCTTTCGTTAATCCATATAACAAGATTCTAAGCAAAACTTATGGATCAATAACAAATTGGGAATTCGTTAGATCAAACCTCGATTCAATAGGATTGGATTTCGATCCAAATTCATACAAACAAATTATCGATAATCCTAGCATTTCTACCATTGAGGAATTTAATTCCACCTCGGATGCTAACGATTTTGATTTTAATGCTGTTCTGATTTATTATGATGTATACGATCCTGCTAATGAAGCTGACGTTGCGACTAACTTGTATGGTGTTCTTTTTCTAGACGACGTTAATTCGGAATCTGGCGATTCTTTCATTCCTAGATTTAGTAAATATAGACCAAATCCAGTTACTAAACTAAACGGTAACTCTTACGGATTTAAGATCAATCTTAAATTCGATACCGATGTAGATCAGACAGGAGTAGAGCAGGCTATAAATGACTATTCGTCATTCTCGCTGTCTATGTTTATGGATGCTATGAATGTATTGCAAGATGCCTCTGGTACTATAAATGACACGGCTTCACAGTTTATCTTCTTAGAGCAGAGAGTTACTGCTATGGAGGATTTGCTTCTATCTAGCACAACTACAGCTACACTTGAAGCTAGAATAGCACAACTTGAATCTTCCTATGCTGCTAACCAATCGTTATTCACGAACACGAACGCAGTTATGCAGCTCATAGATCAAAACTATGAGATTTTGAGGTCCATTATAAATGGGCAATCCTCTATAACAGTTTCATATGATCTTGATTTAGTAAAGCAAGGGATGGGTATTAATGTCGACAGAACGATACCAAATGAGCTTTATATAAATAACGCTAACCAGGATTTCAATATAGGATCAAATTATGGTGTTGGTACTCTGACACAAACTGGTTCTAATGTGATACCGTTAGTTGAGTTTTCCAACTACTTCAAGCACGTAAACAACGGAATACCAATAACTTTAACGCAGGATCTAAACATCAGACTACAGGATACTACCGTTAGATGGAAAACAGGGCAAAGATTCAGAATAACCTTTGGTGATAGAGTCTATCCCTCTGCATTCTTTGTTAATATCTTGACTAATGCAACAGGTGAATATCCAGTTTCAAATCCAAGCGGGACTCCTTATTCAACCCTAATTATTTCATTAGATTCCGATTTCTTCTCTGGGTACGATTATATGCCAGTTCTGGAGATCGTATGTATTGATCAGAATAACTTGATATTCCAGGTTGATGCTATAGGAAAAAGTTTAACAAATAATAATATCTAATCAAAATGGCAGGCACCCAAAATTCGATAAGTTCTTTAGTGGCTCAATTTCTGAGGCTTCAAAAGAATGCCTTAGAAATTATTAATGGTTTAAATGAGGTAGCGACGTCTACGAACGAAACCGTTTCAATCGAGGTATTAGATGACAATGGGAATCCCACAACAGCGAGCATTCCTTCGTATGGATACATGAGAGCCCAAATCGAGAGGATTGATAATAATATTAAATCTTTAGCTGGAATATCTAACGGATCAACTGTTAGAAATCCCGACGGAACATATTCTCAGGTCTTCAAAGCAGAACCTTTAAAGAATCCTGCACCGATGGCCAATCTTCCTGTACCTGGAACATTCCAGACCAAGGACAATTGGTTCTTTGAAAGCTTTCTAAGTCCACTTTTATATGTGAGTATAGATGTAACAGGTAAGATCTCTGAAAATGCTGATAGAATACTTGTTAAAAGAATTATTGCTAACACAACAACTCAGGCTCAAAAGGATTTCTTTGATAATTCTTTAAAGGGTAGAAATGACGTTTCTTATGATACCTTCGTATCCGAATTAACTGCTGCGGGAATTCAATACTTCACTGACGAAAGTCTAGAGCAATTACCTCTGAGAAAACTTAGATATACTGGATCTTTTAGTGTTACCTCTTTTTACGATAGCGTTGTTTCTACAACAAGCCAAAATGGACAACTAGTTCAAACAACTGTTCGTAATTATAAACTAACAAGTTTAAAGTACACAGATACAACAACAGGGGTAAAGAATAGCAGGACACTCAATAACGGGAATAGACTAGCAACCGCAGACGGAACGATCTATTTAATCACCTCTGTTAACCTAGACGAATCCTCAGTTCAATTACAGAGGGTATCCGGTTATCAGCAGGTTTTCTTAGGAGCTGATACACTTAGCTATTTCTCAAATGACCTTGGCGACAGATTCGTTGATGTTAACATCGGAAATGATGAAAGACAAGGAGTTTTCTTTAAGACAATCGATGATAATTTCAATATAGTTTCATCTGAGTGGTCCACAGGTATCACATTCTGGAGCAGTGAATTAACCACGCTGGATTCAGCTGGTAATCTTGTTTCACTGGAACAGTTTTATTTGACACAGGTAGCGGATATCGGTAAGGTATTTCTCGATATGGCAAAGGAAAAAACAGTTCCGGCTATTCAAGGATTAACACCTAATGTGCCTACTGTTGCTGAGACAAACTTTAAAGTGGTTCAAATTAACAAGCAGGTTACTGACTCTGTTTCTGCTAAAACAGCTACAGATAAGGTTGCTGCTAAAAGTTCACTTAAGACCGAGATAGATGCATTGGATGCTTCGATTAATCAAACTAAAGTTCAGCTAAACCAAGCTAAATCACTGGGCACAGCTAAAGCTTCCTCCGGAGCAGTTAGTACGATACAAGCGAAATTAGATTCCCTTATAAACGAGAAATCAAAGAAGAGTCAGCTTTACTCGTCTGTTGTAAAGGACATCCAAACAACTACGTCGGATCTTTCACAGATTGATACGCAGCCTAAATATAGAGTAAGAGGATTCTGGGCAATACCCGATCCTGTTTTCGATCCTTTAACTGGTTCTCAGCAGGTAATAGCTTTCAAGGTAAGATACAGATATCTTTCTGATAGTGGTGCAACACAGCCAACTGAGCAAATTAAATTCGTTGATAATAACGGACAGCAAAAGACCGGAGCTTTCTCCAACTGGGTAGAATATACAACTCCAATCAGAAAGAAAGTCTATGATGAGAATAGAGGAGTTTATGTTTGGGCTCCTGAGAATGTTGATAATGCTGATGCTCAAAATATAAATCAAATTGATATTCCCATTCAAAAGGGTGAAAAAGTAGAAATACAAATCGCATCTGTGTCTGAAGCGGGATGGCCTAATAATCCTCACGTATCGATATATTCCGATCCTGTTTCTATTTCCTTCCCTAGCGACTTAGCTGTAAATGGTATAACTGATCTATTGAAGAAAAATAGCGAGGATTCAGCAGTAGTAACTGTTCAGGAGAATCTTAATGCACAGGGACTTCCTCAGCATCTTTCCGAGCAGTTTACTGAGAATGTAGTTACATATTTCCACCAGGCCTCGAGTATAGCATCTGGCTTTTTCAATTCAGCGGGTGGAACCATAAGCATATTTGATAAATTAGCGGAACTTCAACAACAGATTGCCACACTACAATCCCTTGTCTCTGTTACTGTTGGTGTTCTCGAAGTTTATTTGTTAGACGGTATTAGTTCACTTCAAGTTTCAGCTGGACAGGTAATTTCATTAAATGCGGGATACTATAATGATCTATTTGATCTAACTGTTCCTGCAAATGTAGGTAAGATATACACTAAGACCTATCTTATATCCCTTACTAACTCTCAGGCAACCCCTGTAGAACTTCAGTCTATAGTTCCTGGCGGATTTACCACTCAAGCTCCTATTTCGACTTATCCTCAGATAGATGGATATGGAACTAACCTTAGATATGGCGCGGTTCCTTTATCGGTAACAACATACGCATCTTCAGACGTAATTTCAAATACCGAAATTTATCAGGCTGCTCCTTTTGCATGTGCTCAAACATATGGACAGTACATGTATTCAAGGTACAAGAACATTGGATTGAATCAGGACCTATATCTAACAAGTTCACAGATACCAGCTTTCAATCCTTTATATGACTATTCAGGTACTACACCTAGCACTTCCTTCTTTGGTGTAACTGGTGGAATTATGCCTCTCAATGGATCTTGTTTGATACCATACGATCCGCAAAATACGCCAGTCACAGCTTCCGGCGGTACAGCTGCAGGTATCTGGTCTGGTTTATGGTCAGGCACAACACCACAGGGAGGAGGGTACGTTTCAGAATTCTGTATATCTACAACCCATCCTGCTTTGAATACTGGTGCTACAGGTGATTATGTTACCTATGTTAAGCCTAATTTCGATAATACAGTAGCAGGGTCTATTTTGTATCCTGCATTCAGACATGCAATCGGATTCTACGCTGATATAACTCTACCTGAGTATTATTCACAAACTCAATATAGAACTCCAACAGCAGCGGCAGGAGCAACTGCTGCCTCTGTTGACATATACGATTCGCAGTGGCAGGATAGAGTTGGATTTGATGCAAACGATCAGTACCTCATTGGTAAATATTCCTGTGGTGCTTATCTTTTCTTAGGTATACCACAAACAACTTATTTAGCTGTAGATGGATTTACGTCTCAGTCATCTAAGAGGATCTATCAAGGACAGAATAACTCTGTCAATATTCCGATTATATTCCAATTTAGAGCACAGGATGTTGGCGGATATATCGGAGGATATAGAAAAGCTGGTACTTTGAGTAATGTAACTTATACTAAGAAGATTGGTATAGACTTACAACAGAGAGCGATTAGTGTATTTTCTTTTGATATAGAAGTTACCGGTTCGTATAGAAACCAGACCCTTATAGCTCCTAACTTTGGCTCTCAAGTAACTCCACCAGCAAATTCTACGGTTAATATTATAAATAACGTACTACGTGGTTAAAATGGTAATTCTATTTTGGATTGAACAAATGGAATTGACAGCCTTTTTAATCGATGATAAATACTAATAACAGATTCTAATAATTATTAGTAAATGGCATTTCAAAAGTTATACGACTACAACACCTCATTCTCTTTAATGAGAACAAATCCCGTTTTATCGGGAAATGTAAAAATCACTGTTGATTCAGATGGAGGGGTTTGGCTGAATTCGATTAATGCGGATACCGCTTTAAGTACTGATACTTTTAAAAAGTATAATGTTACCGGAGAAAAAACATACGCACAGGATCTTTTTCAATTCTTTAACCCTAGCCTAATATCTAGAAGCATTGTTTTTAAGGTTGGTCAATTGACAAACGGTGAGAATCAATCCACTAATAACTATGCAGGGCAATATGATTTTTTATATTCTGCTGGTGCTCAAACACTTATAGATAAAAATTATCCGGAAGACTTCTCTTATTTTGCACCACTTTGGGTAAAGAGTGAGATACCTGATTTCTTTGTTATATTCAAAGTACCTGGACCTCTTTCCTATACATATTCACAGAATCAGACTGTTATCAATTCTGGTGTGAAGTATAAGGTGGTTAAGAATTACGATCAGGATAATTTTGTGGTCAGATACGGAGTAGACGGAAGTGGAAATCCAGTTTATTATCAAAGTGGAGATTTTTTCACTGGTCTAAACTCTCTAACATCATATAGCATTTTTTCAGGAAGCGGATCTGTTGTTATATTCGATGAACTCTATAACATTGATAATGTAGATGATGTACAGACTTATTTTACCGATAAAATATTACCAAATTCCGGCGTAATAAAAACTTTCGATCTCAGGTCTGGTACAAGAATAGGTAACTATATCAGAGGTATATTTTCGGACATTGGGGAATCGTATTCACCAGTGAACATTAATCTAGGGGATGGCGGATTTACATATTTCAATGGTATATCTGTAAATTCTGGAGTTTACACACAAGCGGGTGAATTGACCTGGGATTATTTCACAAGCTCTGATTCAACTGTACAAATCGACTTGGAAAGATTTATCACAGAAGGATTTTCTAGAAATGGAATAATTTGTCCTAGTCTTTTAAATCTTGAATTCCTTTTTGATGATTCTGAAGCAATTGACTATGATATCAATAGATATTACGGAGCTTATGTTTCTAGAAATGACACTGGTGAATTTATACTAAATGGTGAATTCCTTTATCAATTTAGAAATTCAGAGGGTAATCAAAATTATCCAATACCTAGCAGAAATGCATTCGGATATTATTACGACAATACATCATATCCGGTAGCTGCTACCGCAGGTGTTAGATTATATTATGAGGGAGCAAGTGGATTCCTTCCTGGATCAAATGACACTAATTCGACTAGCTCTTTGAAGTTATTTTATGTAACCGATAAGAACGATAACTTTTATTCACTTAAGAGAACCGATAACTGGGATAGTTCAGTAACTGCAAGTTCTCCTTATGGTTACGGCCCTTATGATCCTTCTACAGAATTCTTTAGTGCTACTGGATCTACCGGATGCACTGCAGGAACTTTTGTTTTACAGAACACATCAGTGGATCTTTTAAACTTCACAGGTATAGAGAATCAAGCTGTGAGTGCCAATGGATTTATAGCCGGTAAAAACGGAAACCCTTATTTCAACATAGAATTCCTACAACCTTGGAATATCCCAAGCAAAGATATTGTGATCAAGGTATATTGGCCACAGGGATCTAGATCGGAGGGAGCGGAGAGATTTGATATAATTAGAAGTGGTGATTTTTCTGCTACGATAGTTTGGGTAGCTGGTAGTACATATAGTAGCGGGAACGACTATTATTTTAACGCATCTGCAGGTACTACCGGTGACATAGCTAATTCTTTTTCAACTTCAGTTTATGAAGTTTCTGAATTGGTGTGGGATTCTGGTACAGTTGAATCTAGCTCTATAATTAGAGTTAAAAATGCTAACGATATAGGCAATTCCACCTATTACATATCGGTTTTCGATGACTATGACTATTTTGAATCAAAATATCAATGGATGTGGTCACCATCTAGCGCATATTCTATTGGTGACATTGTAAGATATGGCAGCCAATATTACCAGGCACTTTCAAACGTTACCGCTTCCCCTTCCTCGTCCAATCAAAATCCTGATGTTTTAGAGGGAACTACCTGGGAAAAATATTATTCATTTTCTAGCAGCGGATACCTTAATATTAAAGACGAAGACGCAGCCTCAGTTTCCGGAGTTAAGTATTTTCAAGGTGGTACAGATAAGCCTCTAGTTAGGGTATCCTTTGACGATGATATTTTAAATATTGTCAGAATAGGTAACTTCATACAAACCAAGCAGGGATTCTCCAGAATACAGGAGGTTGGTAGATATGTTGACGATCCGATATATGATACAAACACCAAACTTGTTACTGGATTTAATGACTATAGTCTATTTAGAACTGCTGTTATTGCTGACCCGTATGAACAAATAGTTCTAGGCTCTGATTCGAAGTTCAATGTATTTGAACCCTATATTTTAAAAACTGGCGTATTTACATTTTTTGATTTCAAGGATTTTGATTTCGATTTTTGGTCATCTGTATATGGTATAAATCCAAATTACGAGACGTTCCGATATTTCCAACTTTTACCCGATACGGAAGGAGAAATAGTAGCTGATATACCTTATTATGTAAAGAACGGATCCGTCTATTATAACGGCATTCTTTATAATGGAACTAACACCTTCACCGGTGTTAGCGGTGCTTCTAGTTTTACAAATAATAATACATCAACGATAATTCCTGTTGTTTATCCTCTTGAGTTTTCCAATGCTTTATATGAGACATATAGTACAGATACTGGATATGAAAAAAATCTAAACAGCTTCCAGGGGTTCATTGGTATCAGATCGATAGAGCAAACTAATTTACAGCCAAATAATGCAACAAAAGAGCAGCAATTTAATTACGGATTGCTTGCTAGCGAGTACTCTTATTTACAGGAGAATTACACAATTGAAAGAGCTAATTTATCTAGAATAGTTCCTTTCATAAATAAATGGGGATATAAAAACGGTACTGATTCTAGAGGTCACCAATATAGATTAAATCTTAGTCCTTCTTTTTCTCCAAGTAACTTTTCACCTACGTTCCAGAATTTCTATCCTGACCCTAAGTATTTGACTCACGAATGGTTCCTTCTGGAAAATGTACCAAGGGAATTTCCTGTAGAATTTATGAAGGATCAACAAAGTTATATGGCTGGACCTATAGATCTTGGTTCAGCTGTAGATACAACACCTAATTCTTCTGATTATTTGCCGTCTTACTTTACAGTAACACCTGAGGATTATCCATCTGAATATCAAGATTTGACAGATCAGACAAAGGAGCTATTTACAGAGTTTACCTACAACGAGGGTAACGGTTATTATGAAACTATCTTTAGAGGAGCAAAAGTTGTATTAAAGAAAAGATCTGATTTCAAAGCTGATATCCAAGGAAACGATGTTAATCTTTATGTCGATGGATATAGAGGATATGAGGGATATAGATATGCTTCTCTGCTAAGAGTAATCCCGGAGAATTCCACTACAATACAAACTCCCGTATCATACAGATTCATAGAAAACAACACCCAGAAGTTTATAATTATGCTGATTGATGTTGTGATGAATGACTATAAGCTACAACCATTGGGATATACCGGGGGAACTGGCGGATCACCTATAGCTGACTATACCCTCCTTTATACTCTGAGCGACAAGAACGAGCTTGCTTCATCTTTTGTTAACGGACAGCCTTTATATACTATTGCGGATACAAAACTAAGTGCAGCTTTAAATCTATCTAATGCATCAGGCAGTATTGTTAATACTTCAACAAATCCTGGAAGGATAGTGATAACACCAAATCCCAGCTACGATACAGATTTAAGAGAGGAGGTTAATCTAACGTACCCAAATAGCGCTTCAGCTTCGGGATTGAGTTATCAAGGACCAGGAAGTTTCTCCGTACCTGATATAGGAACTCAGTACCCTTGGGCAACTGGAGTTGGCGAGAGATTTTTAGAATTTGGACCAGTGGGACAAAATGGCAATTATTATTTTACCGTACCTTTCTCATTTTCAAGTCCTGTTACCGTTCCTGTCGGTGCTAGCAGTATCTATAGAAACAAGCCTGTTTTTCAAGTAGAAGGAGGACAAAATTATTTTGATTTCATAGCAAAAAGAACTTCTTTTTCTTATGTTGCTGATAAAGTAAATGCTCTTAATTCCTATGTTACCTACGAATCTTATTTTTATAACGATTCCACATCAACGTCTTCTGTAAAACCGGATGATTTTTCTATCTACTTCGAGGATCCAGCTGAACTGTATAAAATTGCAGAATCCAGACCTGTTAAAGTTTATTCGTCTACTGCTGCTAGCTTTAGACCCGGATTGATACCAGGAAGAGGTCCACAGACTGAATCTGTGAGGCAAGCTAATTCTTACGATATACAGGTTTTACCAGCAGGTGTTCCGTCTCAACTTCTTAGGCATTCTGGAAAATACGAGCCCATGTTTAGGAAGACGATATTCTTCCAGTCTGATAAGGACGATACCATACCTAACACGGGAATAAATTTATCATTTAGAAACTGTACCTTTTCTCCTCAAACACTCGATTTTGGATTAATAAGAAATCTGAATTACACAAAGGTATCGGAAAACAATATTCTACAGGCTAGCGAGAAATTACCAGCAGGTCCAAGATACCCACTCGTTGGTCAAACACCTATTGCTAGAAAAGATTTTAACGTTTTCCAGTCCTCGTGGGATGCTGGATATTACAACAAGTACACTTCGGCTACTGTGGAAACACCAGTTGCTGGTACTAGGTCCATGATTGAGCAAAAAAGCTTTCTTGGAAGTAAGATGATGAAGACTCCAAAGAATATCATTATAGATAATCAGATAGTTCTTCAGCTGAGTAATACCGCCGGGACTAGCGACGTTAGCACTATAAACACAGATGCTTTCAATTCATTAATCACCATACAGAATATAACGACCTCTAATTCGGCATCAGGTATAGGTGTACTTCTACCCTATAATACATCTATTCCTATTCAGTCACTGAATGTTAATATATTTCCTAATGTTGAGATATTCTGGCAAAAACCAAACGCCACAACTATAACAGGTGTAATTAGATTGGATAGAATGCTAAGAAGATATCTAATGAATGATGGCGTAGGAAACGTTTTCTTGGATAACATTATATCTGAATTTGGGGTAGGTGATCCTGCTTCTATACAGGATGATATACTGTCTTATCTTGAATTGAATATAGCACCTGTATATGAAGGATCTGTATTACTTGTCTATGCTAAAAAGACAGCAACGGGTACGCAGGATGCAAAATACCAGGTTAGAGGTGATATAGCTGCATCGGAAAGATTAAGAAATGGATATTTACCAGATAAGAACTTAATCCTAACTAAGGTTAATAATTTAGTTTATAATTTCACATATAAGCTGGAACCCAATTTTAATTACCAGATTATATTCAGATTTAATATAGATAAAATTTAATAGGAATGTCTAGACTAAATTTACAAACTTTTTATCCCGCAGATCCACAATCTGATTTGGTTAGCAAGCTGAACCAGAATTTTAATCAGATGTCCAATGCTATGGGCGGCACTCTAGGTGATCAAGGACCTACGGGGGAAAGAGGAACTATAGGACATGCTGGACCGGCTGGTTCAACAGGAGAAACCGGAAGAAGAGGAAGCAGATGGTTCGTACAGGTCTCTGGCCCAACCGGGCTAGATGTGAACACCGGAGATTTTTGGATGGATGCAAACGCAGATTGTTATATCTACGGAGCTACTGGGTGGAATTACATTGCCAGTCTACAAAGAGATCAGGACTTATTTAAGAATATAACTGGTGTTGTTGGACCTAGTGGTCAAAGCTATGGTGTAGCTGTGGCTTTAAATCAGGGGGATCTACAGGATTTTGCATTTGTTGTTGCAGACGATAATCCGGAGCAAGCCGGTAACTTAAATCCACAGGGTGCTAAATTCGTTGTGTCCACTAACACCGATATAGCTTCCGACTACCTCCTGGAATTCAGCAGAGCTGATTTAGATACAGCGGGATCAACTGGTGCAACGTCAGATTTCGTTAAGCATCCATTTTTCTCGTGGGGCGATAGTCTGAATTTAGATTCGATCGTTCCTTATGGGCCATATAAGATTGATTTTGGCGGCGGTGCTACAGGATATATGAGTATAACCGCATCCAATCAGATTAAGTTCGAATCCCTGGCTAGCTCCATAACTCTAGCAAATCAAAATATGACTGTTGGCGGAAACATTGTACTCAATGCACCAGGTGGTAATTTATTATCTGCAGGAACTACTAATATTCTAATCACTCAATCATACGCTGACTTTGGAAACGACTCTTCCGTGGGAATAAAATTTAATTTTAATTTTATTCCAAACGTAGCAAAGAATGATGGATACTTCAACATCACTAAAAATGCCGGTGATTCTATCTCTACGCAACCTTATTTACAGATACCGTTCCGTGTTACTAGACTTTTTGACTATGGCTCATCTCTGAATGCATCAACTGGGGTCAATTTAGCTAAGTTTTCTTCCGGACAATCTGGTACTGTTTTGGAAATTAGATCAAATGGTAAAGTTTATACGAAAAAAACTTCGGAAAAGTACTATAATAATACTAACAGTCCAGTCTTTACTTGGACTACCCCTTAAATATTTATTTTAGAATATGGCAGCTCCTCCTCAGTTAAGAAATAAAATAAATTGGTATGAAATACCATATTTTGATCTAATAGATTCTAGAACTATCTTTATAGATCCATCTTATGGCGCTGTTGGAACAGACAGCACTGCTACAGCTGGGGCTAATGGGGCTTATCTGGGCATTGGATTTAATTTGGATAATTATATTTCAATAGACGCTATACCAAAGAGCGAGGCTGTTAAGCTGAGAATAATATGTGATAGACCTATACCCAGTTCTTCTACTCCCTCACTCAGCGGTTTCTCTTTTATAGGGTTCTGGAACGGTACAACTAGGCCTCAGACGCTCAATTCTGATTATTTTATATTTGGTGCTACTACCTCTAATTTTAACATATGTTCTCAGATAGAGGTTACTGTGTTTGGATCAAATACAACTACAACAGCAAGCACACAACCAGGTGCAACTGCTTATCCCTGGGTTTTCTGGGAAGCTTATAGTTACAACGGAAAGGGCGGATGGAGTGGATATTTTGTGCTAGCCCCTTAATGATCAATATATAGATAGATGATAGACTTAAGGCTTTTAAACATACAGGAAGGAGATTCTCAAGCAGACATTGCCAATAAGCTGAATTATAATTTTAATCAGATTATAAATGCTGGGGACGGAGCGTACGGGTCAGTTGGAATACCAGGAGCAGTTGGATCTTATGGTGCAACTGGTATCACAGGTCCTGCTGGATTCCAGGGACAAAGAGGTAATTTTTGGTTTGTTCAGGAAACTGGACCAACTGCTGGTGTAACAGGAGGTGATTATTGGGTTGATTTAGCTAGTGACTGCGAGGTTTTCGAATGGATAGAATCGGATGGCACATATAGCTGGGTCAGTCAGGGATTTCTACTGTCTCAGAGTGGTGTTTTTGAAATTGCAGCTTCTACTACAGGCCTTACATCAGGCTATCCCACACAGGCCTATACGATAGCTTTACCGTCTCCCTTCGAAAAAACATTAGTACTTTCGGGAGCCTCCGGTCCTAATGTTAAAAATCCACAGCTTTCTAAGGTAATGCTAGAAACAGGAGGAACAACGGGATTTCCACTTCTAGAGTTTTCCAAATATGAATACCAAAGCAATTCCCCTTTTAATTCTCTAACACCTAAAATAAAGTGGTACACTACAAATACAGGTAGCTCCGATGCATATGGATTGAATTTTGAGGCAAGAGGTGGACTTGGATTTAATGTTGCAAACTTTAATGGCGTCTCATATAACGATGTCAGATTCACTGATGGAAGTATAGTATCTGGAATAACCGGAGCATTCTCTAGTGATCTTAACTATTATGCAGCAACTGGCGATTTTAGAATTGGTACGACGCTATCTATAAACTCGGTAAATGCTGTGTGGAATAATGTTGGATTTACCGGACCCGTTTCTTTTTCAGCGACTACTGGTGTTGATAGAATAAATTCTGGCAGAAACACTCTAATGGTTCAAAATGGGATAACCTATAATAGAACTACATCTTATACTACGGGCCAAAATCTATTAAGTGTCAAATACACTGGATCTTCTTCGTATTCTGAATACGGACCTTATTTAGCAAGTCCAAATAATTTTTATCTGGCTGATTCGGACGGTAACAATAAATTTGCTAAAAAAACTAGTGGCTATTTCCCAAATCCTAAAACTGCATCCGGTAGTAATAATACGAGTTTCTATGTCTGGACTGGAAAAATTACAGGATCACAGGACGTTTACACAGTGGGAGCAGCAATAAGTACAACATCAGATTCGGATTTAATGCGTCACCAGATTGGTGAATTTTTCCATCCTGATATATCCGGAGCTTCAGGGGGAAACCAAGCACTTGCCATATTTGTACCAAATCCAGGCAGTAATAAAACTGGATATGGGTATCTAGTTGACAATAACCAATCTATGACATTTAGAGTTAATACAACATCTAGTGGGTATGGATTTAACACTGTTATATTGGACTCAGCATTCAATAATCCCGCAGCATTTTTCAACTTCACTACTTCAACTGTGAAAAATGCCGTTTTACTGGGCGATCTTGTAACAGGCGGGGATGAGGACACATACGCGGACCAATTTGAATTTAGTATAGTTAGAACAGGGACCGAACTAAAAGTATACTTCAAAGCTTGGGGAGGGAATTTAAAAAATTACACTACCAACGACAGCGCTATTGTTTGCGGGTGTGTGTCCACAACTTCATAAAAAAATAAAATGAGATTTAGTAATAAGCAAATATTCACCGGAGACACTAAGGATCTCATAGTAGACAAGATAAACGAGAACTTTTCTCAGATTATATCTTTCTCATCTGGCCCTTATGGCAGATCTGGAGTAATAGGTCCAACAGGATATCCAGGTGGAGCTGGTCAACTTGGTGCTACTGGTGTAAGTGGACAGAGAGCATCCGAATGGACGCTTAGTGTCATTCCGCCTTCTAATGCCAATGAATATGACCAGTGGATAGATCAGGGTGTAACCGGTAATGGCAGCATCTATCAATATGATGGATCTAACTGGCAAAGTACAGGGATATCCTTAATAGAATCACAGTTCTTTAAAGTTAAAAACGATATCCCTACTTTTTCAGCCCCAACCGAATATTCGGCGATCTATTTTACAGATCCTGATCAGAATACAAAGTCATTGGTTATTTCAGACGGCGAGAACTCATCCAGCTACATAAATCCTAACTATTCAAAGCTTTTGGTGAGTACGAATGATCAGGTAACTACACCTGTTTTTTCTTTCCGCAAATCCAATAGCTCATCTACTTCTCAGCCATCTTTCTACTGGGCTCAAGCGGGGAATAATACTAGGGTAAATTTCAATAGTAATTACGATTTCAATGTATTGTCTAATAGCGGATCACTACTAATCTATCCGCAGTATTCAGGATACGCTAATATGTCTGCTCAGAGAGCACATTTTAATGCTTATAATGATATTACGATGTCATCTGTTACTTTCTCTTCTACCGGAAGTCTACAAATACAGACCAATAATTATCAGCTCACAAGCAGCCAATTAAATGCATCAATGGAAACGTATGTGTACGGAGCTGTAAACATAGAGCCTGCAGCTTCTGTAGCGAGCAGAAAAGAGGGTGTAGTTATAAGCAGGGGAGCGACTTCTAGTAATGCGATATCTAGCTTCTATACAACACAATCTCAATCGGAGATTCAGAATCCGCCTTCTTCAGTATGGAGACAGGTTTTCAGTATTGAACAATCAACTGCTATACTGGATGAGGTCGATCCGATAACAGATGTTACATACAGGGATGTTAGATCCAGAGCAGTATTTGGAGCCACTGGTGATGGCTACACCTCTTATAATATATGGACATCCGGTGTTCCAACAGGACCTACAGGACCTTTCTCATATCATGTTGTAGGTAACACCTCGATTGCAGCTCAGTCTGGAAGTTTTTATATCGCAGCTAATACCTTACCTGCAAATTTAAGATATTTCGCTGACGTTTCTTCCGTTTCTAATTTTTACACGGATACTGTAACTTTCACTTTACTCACATCGTGGCGAGGGGGGAATTTGGTTTATGTAAAAATACCAAGTACAGTAACAAATCCACAGCAACCGGAGGGCTACCCTTTATACGGCTCCTCTTATGTTAATGAATTCAGAGTATTTCTTGACTATGGTAGTTTTACAAACGCTAACCGAAAGATAGTCGGCGTAGTGTGGGATCAATTAACAAACATATCTGGAACGACACAGTCTACATATCAGCAGCAATTTGTTACTTTTGGAACACCCTGCTATTACTTTGATATAATGTATCATTATAACAATAGCAATCAGGTCATGGCTTATGTGAAAACATGCTCAGGACAAAGCTATCCTTTAAGAATAACAAACTATACATCAAAAGTTACGATTCTTTCTGGTGAACCCCCAGCAGCTCTATTAAGCTTCCCTTAATATAAAATGTGATACTTTTAAACTATAGATAAATATGATTGATTTAACAAAAGATGAAAGAGATTATGTACTTGATCTATCTAGAACCTATAAGAAATTGCATTCTGAAATAGGTGAGATAGAGAAAATGATGAAGGATTTCTCAGAAAAAACTGAGATACTCATTAAGGATTTAGAGGGAAAAAGATCAGATGAATTAAATTTTCTAGATCAGCTTTCTGAAAAATACGGAAAGGGACAAATTGACATCTTCTCTTTGAAGTGGAAAAAAATAGAAGAAAATGAAAAATCTGAAGCAAGTTATCAAGGATAACGAGGAAACAATAAAGGAAAAATCCTATTCGTTTCTTAAAAGGAATGGTTTTGCCATAGCAGCTGTTATTTTAGCTTTGCTGCTTCTTAGACAATGCAACGTAAGTGATAGAATGGAAGCTGAAGTAAAAAGAGAGCATAATAATTTATTGGCCTCACAGGATTCAGTGAGATTTATTTCCAATAAGAATGGCAACCTGGTTAATGAGAAATCTGCTTACGAACTAAAGATGTCTGAATTATCTGAGGACAATAAAGAGCTAATAGAGAAGCTAGATTTATCTAAGAAAAAAACACCAGAGGTTGTAATACAGACTGTTGTTAAATATATTGATGTTTTTAGAGACGTACCAACTAAGGTACATAAAGATCAGACAGGTCAGGAGTATGTAAGCTTTACACACAATCCAACACTGCCTGGTCAGAATTCATTGAAGATCTCTGGTAAGATTCCATATGAAATTAAGATAAATCAAGACGAGACCGACCCTAAGATTGTAAGTGCTAATTTAATTACCAACCCCGCAGAGATTAACATAGAACAGCAAATATCCATTGTGTCTGGACTTTACAGAGATCCTAAAACTAAAAGACTAATGACGAGGGTATCCACGGACTATCCTGGTATAACCTTTAGCGACATTAACTCATTCCAAATAAAAGATACCCCCGAGAATAGAAAAACTTTAATGCAGGAAAGAAAGAGATTTGGCCTTGGGTTAAATATGGGATTTGGTTATGTTGTAGGTGCAGGTGGCATTTCACCTGGTGTTTATATTGGTGCGGGATTTCACTTCTCCCCAAAATTTTTGCAAACAGACGGTTTTAAATAATAATTGATTAAAGTGGCTTATAGTACAACATCTAAATTCGTTCAGCTTACACCATACCTACTAATGGAGTGGATGTATGCGGATCAACCAAATCCTGAGACGTATCCAGTAAACACAGGCACTGTAACGGTGGGATACAATAAGATGGTGAATGGATACATTACAGCCATTGTAAATAACTCGTCTATAGTTCCAACTAACCAGATCTATAACCTGGATTCTAATTATCCAGTGACACACAACACTGGTGAGAATAGCGTTGTACAGATCTCGACCAACTCCTTTGTTACATTAGATCCCGGATTGATCATACCATTCAACGATTTCTCTGATGAGCTAACTCCAACTAACGAATTGGAAATTACGTTTCCTGGTAACATAGAGGTTGTCTATGATTCTATAAGATACCATATAGTTGCCGGCTATAACCTATCTAATATAGATGGTGTTATCTTAAGTGTAAAATATCAGGACGTCAATCAAACATTTGTGACATTCTCACAAGCACTTATACAGAAGGGGACTCAGCAATCTTATACTCTTAACCCTAGTCCACTTAAGATAGGGGCTAATATCTATGATAGATATCTCGAGGTGAAAGTTCCTAGTTTGGTTGATATGAACAATAAATATCAGGCGGCTGCTTCCTCTTTCAAAAGCCAAACACTTGCAGCTCTAACCAGTCAAAGTGGAAGGGGATACGTATACGCTTCTCCCATTAGGATAGAGGTTTGGAGTGTAGTTAGCAAATCTGATTATCTAGGATACGAGAGATACGATTCTGAATTAATTTCCGCTCTCTCACTAGAGAGTGAGGATCCTTTTTCTAATATAGGAGCTGTTATTAAGGAATCTACTTCGGGACAATTTTTTGAATATTTTGCAACAGACAATGAGGGATTTGTAGAGGATTTTATACTTTTCCAAAATTCAATAGGAAATAATTACTACATCAATCACCAAATAGAAACACTAGAACAAATTGGTGTTGCGATTATTACTACAAATACTTTCCAGACAATACAGACAACGGGGTATGACGTTCCTAATTTCTATCGACCTATAGTTAGAAATTCTGCGGTGGCTGCAAGCTTCACCCTCAGATACACAATGTCTCTCGTAAACACTGTTGATAATTCACGTGTGGTTAGAATTGGAACATATACGTCGAATAATCCGGGTCAATGGGGTCCAAATATTTCCCCAATACAGCTAAATACTTTTCCGCAGGTTATGAAGATCTATAACAAGGTCTATAATCAAGCGGCACTTAATATTCCTGGACAATCAAATCCAACTCCAACAGAGGTAGTTAGAACGAATAATCTTTTTATTAACTACAGCAACATATCAACTACAAACATCCCTCTTATTATCCGTGATGGATCTATACAGAACGATACGTCTGCTGCACCAAACATTGCGCAGCCTTCTGGTAGATTGGTTGTAGATGTAACACCATTTGACAACTACTATAAGTTCAAGATGTATAAGAGCGGATCCGATGGTGCTCCTGTTGAGATAGATCTAGGTGACACTAGTAATTATAAGATGGTGTTTATAGATAACACCGGAAAGAAACTGTACGTTGCTTCTTTACAGGACAAAAATCTAGCTAACCCATCTAAGGGTGAGGTAGCTTTCAGAATGGACGATTCTATATCTGGCACCATACTTCAGCTGAGGGATCGAAGATTCTTCATAACTCAAGGTGGTGATCGGGTTAGTAGTGTAACCAGCGTACAGTCAAATCCTAATGTGAACGTTACAGTTACTAGAAATACATAATAAATTTAGAAATGGCATCATCAAGAAATCAGAACGGAATCCCCGCTAGAAGACAATCTCAGTATTCTGTTGTTGGCGGAAGGTCAACTCCACAGGTGGTTTCTACACGTCCTGATGCTTCTAGCAATCTGCCAATATCCGTTGTGTATTGGGGTTACTGGAAGCCAACAGGAACAACTTATACTATTCCCGGTTCTGCTATCGTAAGTGAATCGACACAGATCGGAGTGACAGCAGCAACAGGACCTGCAGCAGCACAGAGGGAAACCACTGTGTCTAGTCCTCAGGAATTACTACAGCAAGCAACTTCAGCGGGATCGTTCCTTTATAGCATAGGACCGCAAGCTGGCTTAACCGGCACAAGTGAAAATAACCTCACGAAGACACAAACAAAAGCAGCAGCAGCTGCTTTCACAAACGCTGAGCTTGTTCAAGGTGTATCAGGTATAGTTAGCGCTTTTAAGTCCACTGGATGGACTGATGCTGCTATAATAACATATTTTCTAACCCCCGGGAATCTTGGGTATAAGCAATTCCCAGGATTGACCACTGCTTTGTTTATTCAGGCTGCGGGGACTATAATTAATGTTAGTTCTCTTTTAACTCAAAAAAATAAATAAGGATAGATGATTCTTAATTCCAAAGGTAGTAATTTTTACTTCGTCTTTCCGAAAGGATTTTTTCCGGAGAGTGTAACTAATAAATACCTTCCTTATTTAAGGAAGCAACCCATTCCGTACGATACTATTGCACAAATGATGAATAGTACGATACAATCCATAACCTTTCCGGAGCTACAGTCTGGTACCGTGGAGCAGACAAGATATCTTGGTAAGAAGCAAAGATATAAGGGATCCGTTCCAATACAGGATTTATTTACACAGGATTTCACTGTTTCGTTCAAACTCCTCGATGGCTATATTAACTATTTAGTTATGATGGACACATTGCTTTGGTTTCTTGATTTTAAAAATCCAATACAGTATGACTATGATCTGAGTATCAGATTGATGGATAATAGTGGTAATATAATATCTACCGTGGGTTTCAAGAATACTATTCTTACAGCCATCTCTAACCTCACATTAGGCTATACACAAAACTCTCCGGAGGTCCAAACTTTTACACTTAACTTCTCCTGTAACTTCATTGAGATACATCTGGAAGCCAAAGAGGGAGTTTGATATATACATAAAGAAATTTAAACAAGATGAAGAAATTTTCAACAGTTAAGGAATTAAACGAAATGGAGTTTGCACAACCCCTTATAAACTCCAAAGAAAACATGATGGATCTGCTTGTAGCAGCTTCTGGAAATGATCAAAGAGTTTTGATTGACATTGTAAATTGTCTAACAGAGGATCAAATGAAGAAGTGCTACAATAAGCTCATTAAGGTTTATGGATACACTGGCGCAGCTGGACAAAGAGTTGAGTTGAAGTCAAGAGCCTAATTTATGATTCTAGTAGGAATAGACTTTTCCTTAAACTCACCTGCTTTTTGTGTGTTAGCCGATGGTAAGTACCATTGGGGATCAATCACTAGGTCTGACAGAGACCGTGATTCCCTTTTGAAGAACGCAAAGAAGCCTTATGCTGTTCTATCAGCTAGTTCCGATTTCAGAATAGAGTTCCTAGATAGAAAACCTATTCCTGATGAATATTCGGAAAGGGAAAGAATAAAGATCGACTATTTCCTGGATGTTGTTCTGACTTTATGGAATGGCATCTGTGACATAATAGACAATAAAGGGGAAGAGGTTAAGATAGCTATGGAGGGACTTAGTTTTTCCTCTAATGGTAATGCATTGATCGATATATCAATGGCTACAGCGCTATTAAGAGAAAGAATATGCAGCCACATAGGAAGCGATAATTTCTACGTTTTCTCTCCTACGTCTATAAAAAAATTCGCTTTAAAGGGTAATGCTAAGAAGGATGAATTATATGATGCTTTGAGTACTAGAGAAAAAGACGGAACAAACTTGGATAATTTTTGTAGAATACTAGCAGATAACAAATCTGAATGGGTTACAGGAGCGAAAGCTGTGAATAAGCCGGTTGATGATTTAGTAGATGCAACTTGGATTTTATTATACTTAAGAGAAATATTAGAAGGTAAAAATGAGAAAAATTTGGAGAAAACTAAGAGCAAAAAAAAGAAACTGGCTAAAGCCTGATCAGCAGCGTTCTGCAGCTGTATCTAAAATCAATAGCGACTTATTAAATTTGGGAAACCCATCTAGAATGGGCCAAATTATTACTGTCCTTTGCAAAAGCCACGAAACAAAAGTAAGTAATTAAACTTAAATAAAAAAAACAATTAAAAATTATGAGTAACTTGAATGACATTTTCAATCTTGATGGCGACATGTTCGTAACCAAGACAAAATCTGGAGAATCTAAGGATTTGGAATTTTACAAGCCGTACCCCGAGGATGGTAAGGACGGTGTGTATAAAGCACTTATTCGCTTCGTACCAAATCCTGCAGATCCTAAGAAATCTAAGGTCCATAAATACTATGTGTATTTGAACGACCCACAAAGCGGAGACGGCTTTTCTGTAGACTGCCCATCTACAGTTGGTAAGAAGTCTATTTTAAAAGACATCTTCTGGAAGCTTAAGAACTCTCACTCTGCTGCAGATCAGGAGTTGGCTAAGAAATTCTCTAGAAAGGAAGACTATTATTCCTTAGTACAAGTAGTACAGGATAAGAATAGACCTGAATTAGAGGGTAAAATAATGATCTGGAAATTTGGTAAGAAGATCAATGATATGGTAGAGGCACAATTAAAACCAGAGTATGGTGACCCATGCAACCCATATGACCTATTCGACGGTAAACTTTTCGGGGTTAGCGTTAGAAAAGTTGGAGAATGGAACAACTACGATCTTTGTCAATTTGTAGGCGAAAGAGGACCAATCACCATCGATGGTAACAAGATGGAGAAAACACAAGAGGGAATGAACAGTGTTCTTGAGTATTTGAAAACCGGTCCTCAGAATCTTGGATCTTTTGAATATAAGGAGTGGGACGATAATTTAACCGAAAAAGTAATGGGCATCATCAGAAGCACAGTACCAGACGGAAGACTTATCAATGAAATCGTTAGCGGTGTATCCAATGCATCTTCTAATGCTTCATCAGGACCAGCTAAAGCACCTTTTAAAGAGGACAAAGCTACTAGCGAATCTTCCGACTTCTATGCTGAGGTAACAACAAACTCAGCTTCTATGAAGCCAAATTCAGATTTCTTAAAATCTGAGACACCTAAGAGTTCAGGTGGATCTTCTTCACTAGAAGATTTATACGCAGATCTATAAGATTTAAAATAATAGCAACCGGGGAGCTTGAGTTCTCCGGTTGTTTTTTGTCCAATGGAACCTAGTAAAATAGAATCACTCGTCAGGGAAGTCCTCAGTAGGGAATTCCCAGGATCCCCTAGTAAACAGAGGATATACCCTTCGGGAAACCGTCTTAATTTCTCGTGCCCATATTGCGGAGACTCTAATGACGCCAGA